CGATGATGATGATGACTATACTGGTGGACCTGGAGAAGGTCCGTATTGGTGGTATACTAAATAAAGTATAGCTTGGGAAGTTGACCGTGGCCTCTGATTGGTATAAAGAGCAACTAACAAACAGAAACTATCTTTCACCTCTTGGTTTCCAATTAGAATTGGAACTTTTTAAAGGGGTGGATTTCTTTTGTCAGGCAGCGAATATACCAGACATTCAAATGCCTGTTACAGAAGTACCTTCAAGGTTCCGTGATCTACCTATCATACCTGGTGGTGGAGTTACATTTGGAGACTTTCAGGTAAGATTCATTATAGATGAGTCTTTAGTCAACTACAACTCAATCCATAAATGGATTCGTGGTAACGGTAATGCTGGATCTAGTGAAGCAGTTCCAGATAATCCAGAGTACAGTAGAGGTCAGTTGTTAGTTACCACTTCAAATTTCAACACAAACTTTATTGTTAATTTTACAGGACTATTTCCAGTCGCTCTTACAGGAGTGGACTTTGATGCATCATTAGACCAACAGGAATACTTGACTGCAGATGTTACTTTTAAGTATCATTTCTATACTATAACAGACCCATCATTAAATGAACTTTGAAACTCTTCGTAATCGCTTTGATACAATTAGATCTGAATGGGAAGTCGATAGTGAAGTAGACTTCCAATTTAAAGATAAAGCTTACAGTACTGACTTAGGGAAGTTAGCATTAGAGATCCCTTTTCAGCACAATACATATTTAAACCATTACATTGACTTACAACAGATCAAAACGTCTTTAGAGTTTGAGGTTCGTAGGATAGTCAAGGAGAAAAAAGAATACTACGGTGGCGAGGCAGATGCTAAAGTATATGCTGAGAAACCTTTTGGCGGTAGGATATCTACTCAAGATAAAATGAAAACTTATATCGAGGCAGACAGTGATGTTATCAATGTCGAGGCTAAGGTAAAGTATATTGAGCAGATGTTATACTTTCTTGACTGTGTAATGAAGCAAGTATCTAATAGAGGTTTCCAGATTAAGTCAGCAATTGAATGGGAAAAGTTCATTAACGGTACTGATTGATGACTAGTATTTTGGTACAAAAAAAGAATGAAGTGTTCATAAAGGTTCATGGGGATCAGCATGTCCATCATGAGCTTGCTGATTACTTCTCATTTGAAGTACCAGAAGCAAAGTTCTTAAAAAGAAATCCCAGATATAAGTACTGGGATGGTATGATCCATTTATATTCACCTGCTACAGGAGAACTATATCATGGTCTGTTAGATCAATTAGAGGAGTGGGCTGGAGAGCATCAATATAATATTCAACACCTAGGTAACGATACATACGGTTCTGTTAGAGAGACTAATGACTTTGTATCACCACGTGGTGTTAAAACATTCATGGATAAAATATCCAAAATAAAACCCCGTCCCTACCAATACAAGGCAGTGTACGAGGCTCTTAAACATAATAGGAAGCTCTTCTTATCTCCTACTGGGTCGGGTAAATCTCTTATGATCTACTCCCTCGTCAGATACTACACCGCCTCCAGCAAGAAAACGCTGATCATCGTTCCTACTACTAGTCTGGTCGAACAAATGGTCAACGACTTTATTGAATATGGTTGGGATGCTGAGTCTCATGTTCATAAGATTTACAGTGGTAAAGATAAGAGTACGAATAAAGATGTTATTATATCAACTTGGCAATCGATTCATAAGTTTCCTAAGAGGTACTTTGATGATATAGATTGTGTTATAGGAGATGAGGCTCATCTATTTAAAGCCAAGTCATTAACAAGTATAATGACCAAACTCCATAACGCCAAGTATAGGTTTGGTTTCACTGGAACCTTGGATGGTACTCAGACCCACAAGTGGGTACTGGAAGGACTCTTTGGTTCATGTGAGCAAGTAACCAAGACAGATGACCTGATCAAGTCTGGATACCTTTCTAAGTTTAGGATCAAAATCCTATTTTGTAAACACCCAGCTCAGGGTTTCGAGACATACCAAGATGAGATTGATTACTTGGTCAGTCACAAAGGTCGTAATAACCTCATCAAGAATTTGGTAAGAGACCTAGATGGTAACACGCTTGTCTTGTTTAATTATATCGAGAAGCATGGTGAACCGTTGCACGAATTGATAAATAATTCTATAGATTCTAATCGGAAACTATTTTTTGTTCACGGCGGTACTGATGTTCAGGACCGTGAGGAGGTTAGACAGATTACGGAGCTTGAAGACAATGCGGTTATCATTGCGTCATACGGTACTTTTAGTACTGGGATTAATATTAAGCGGCTTCATAATATCATCTTCGCATCTCCCAGTAAATCACGTATTAGAAATCTACAATCCATTGGTAGAGTACTTAGGAAGGGGGAAGGAAAAGAACTAGCAACCTTATATGATATTGCTGATGATATAGGTGGTAGGAACTACACACTTAAACATCTAGACGAAAGAGTTAACATCTATAAAGGGGAGAACTTTAAATATGAAGTCATTAGAATAAATCTACAATAATGGAAGACGAATTCTTTGCTACCATTAAGTTTGTCTCTGGGGAAGAGATTATCTGTAGGATATCTAATTGTCCTGAAGATGAGGTCGTCCTGATTTTTGAACCTATGAAAGTAGAGATGGTAAGACATAAACATAAGAAGCTTCAGGTTCAAGGTTTTGGTCTTACTGAATGGATGCACTCAACTTTTGACGACTCGTTTTTTATTCCCAAAAAACATATACTAACTATGACTGAGTGTGATCCAAAGATTAGAGCTTTCTATTTGAAATGTATCTCTGAAGATAAGAAAGCAAAACAACTCAATAAACATATTAGTGAAGGTAAAGCTGTAGGTGATCCAAACAAAATAATTCCTGGATATGTAGGATCCGTTCCTGAAGCTAGAAAGTTACTAGAGAAGATCTTTAAAACTAGCTAGCATTCCTTTGAACCACCACAAGGTGAATTGTACTGGGATTTTGGATCGCCGTCAAGCATTGTTACGAATCTTAAACATTGCTTTTTGTAAATAGGTATGCTATACTTCTTACAGGATTTAGAACGATATGGCCAAGAGAGCAAAGACTGAGTACTATGTAAACAACAAAGAACTCCTAGAAGCAATGACTATCTATCGTGAGAGAGTCATTTATTCACGTGAGCATGAGAAGGACAAACCACGAGTACCTAATTACATAGGTGAGTGCTTCCTTAAGATTGCTACACACCTATCTTACAAACCAAACTTTGTGAACTACCCTTTTAGGGAAGACATGATATGTGATGGTATTGAGAATTGCTTACAGTATATCGATAACTTTGATCCTGAGAAATCTTCTAATCCTTTTGCTTACTTCACTCAGATCATATACTATGCTTTCTTGAGACGTATCCAAAAAGAGAAGAAGCAACTAGAGATTAAACAGAAGATCTTAGATCATTCTGACTCTGCTACAGTAATGCATGTAGATGATACTGGTGTTGTAGGTCTAAATGCTTCTAAGTCTGATATGAACAGTATTAAAGAAAACATCGAAATTAAAATGAACAGATGAATCCTGACGATAATCCTTTCTGGGGGGAGCCTACTCCTACCGACTTGTGGGATGATATGGATAAACTCAATCATCTATATGAAGAACTAGATTGGGATCATACAGATTACTTAGAGTTTGCTATCGAAGGTAATCACATCACTATTAGAAATAGATCAAGAGAGGGCAGATGAATTTACTAGAAGTACAACTAGCAGTCGTACAAAAACTAAGACAACAATATCCAGCAACACGAGCTTCGTATGAAATTAACACAAGACGTTATAGACAAGATTCAAGAAGCCATGCTTCATACCAAAATGAATGGTGATATGAACTGGGTAGATGGTGATGAGATTGATGTGTGTCTTGCTGGAACATTTGCTGGTGATAAATTCATTTCAATTATAAACAGGACACGTAGCAATACTACTAAAAAATGAAGCTTGCTATCATTACAGACCAGCACCTAGATGGTCGCAAGGGTTCATTACCATTCTGGAATTTTTTCCAACGATTTTATGATGAGATATTTTTCCCTACTCTTGAACGAGAGGGCATCACTACAGTCCTTGATCTGGGTGATACATTTGATAACAGAAAGTCTTTGGATTTTAATACTTTTGCAAGGATTAAGACTAACTATTTCGACAGACTTAGAGCATATGATGTACACATGATTCTAGGGAATCATACGACATACTATAAGAACAGTAGTCATATCAATTCCCC